GGCTGGGCTACTGATAAAGAGTTTGATAAGATGAAATTAGCAAGACCTGTTAATGAGGGCTGGTTGTATTCTAAAGATAATAAATCAATAAAGTTATTTGCATCTTATGATAAAGATGATGATGGTATTACTTTTGGGGATCGGACGATGATTCCTCGTCAGTGGGTAAAGAAGATTCAGAAGCTATAACTTCACCTTCTATTTGTTTTGCTTGTATGAGAGGTGCGTAATCCTCTAATATTTGTTTCATTTTATTTTCTAGTTCTTGCTCTGTCATGTCTTCGAGCTTACCAGTTTTAATAATTTTACGATCAATATATAAACCTGCTGCTTTACCTCTGTTTGTTTCTGCATTTACAGCTGATGAGAAGGATCCTTTTTTAAGCGCTAGTTCTTTGATACGATCTAGCTCTGCTATGTGTCCTTCAAATGTTACCATATATTTCTGTAATTTCTCCTCTCTAAGCTTTCCGATATAGTCCACAACTAGAGGGTGTATCTTGGGATTTGTTAGTTCGTATCCTTCCTGTCTACATCTGTTGGGACTAAAGCCTGCTAATTTGGCTGCTTCTGTCTTTGTTAGTGCTTTGCCATTGTCACCGAATACTAATAACTCAGCGAATTTGCGTTGCATTTCTGTTAGTCTTTTTGGTACACCCATATTTGACAATTTAAGTTAAGTATCCTATATTGTCAAGGTATGAAAGAGGACGTTATAGACGGCTATAAAGAAGTCATAAAAATGTTAAGAGCTGAAATACAAGATTTAAAAAAATACCAATCTGAATGTATAAGATTGGAAAATCTCTTGCATGGTTATAAAAAAGTGATAGAGGAATTAAGTAGTCAGGTTGTGAAAAAATAATGTACGTTAAACACCTGCAAGAGTATTTAGAAAAGTTTACTGAAGGACAGCAAGGTCGTAGAGGTAATGCAGTTAGTGATGCTAAGATTTATATCATGACTAGCAAGGGATACCTAGAGGAGATCAAACGGATTGAAGTTCACGCTAGTAATAATCCAATGGATACCTCTTTGCGTGTTGTGTTGAAACCAAACCGAGAAGAAAAATTAATTTTACCTCCTGGTTATATTAGAGATTATTAACCAAAGGATTTACCCAATGCAATGGGGGCAGAAGCTAGATTATATAAAAAACTTAAAAATGTTTCCAAAGATATCGTTTGGACTAGAATTGAAAACCAAAGCTTATTTGGGACTCCTGATTTACTGGGCTATAATGTTAATAGCACCTTTTTCACAGTAGAGCTTAAAGTAGCTAACGGTAACAAAGCTCGCTTGTCCCCTCATCAAGTGTCGTTTCATTTCCTGCACCCTAAGAATTCTTTTGTGCTTGTGGAGTGGAAGGGTAAGTGTTTGTTGTTTGAGGGCAAGCAATCGCTTGCGCTTGTAGATTCTCCGTTATCATCGCTTGATCCTATTGTTGATTCGCTTGAAGACTGTGTGAAGTATTTGTCTAGCTTGTAAATTTATTTTTCTTTTATTATTTTAACAATTTCTTTAAACTCATCTTCTGCTTTATTTTCAAAATCATTATCCCAATTTTTATTAGAATTTATTTTACAAATTTTTAATACTTTTTTAAGTTTATCTTTGTATGGATTAACAACCTCAAATGCTCGGTCATACCCTCGCTCTTCTGCAAGGTCTTCATCTTCTCGTATGTCCAAGCCTGCGCTCTCACACTCTTGCATTATACACTCTTCAACTTCATGTTGTGGTGTCATATCGTTTAAACAAAAATAATGTTTTGGTAGTTTCATATTATCCCTTCTGTTTGCTTGCTTGTTTTAATCTACCTCTACTGCTCTCATAAAATCAAATTCTATAACTATTGTACTGTCTTTAGTATTCATAGATGGTTTTATAATTATATGTTCACATGGGCAATCATTTAACCACTCATCAAAATATTTTGTGGCATAATCTCTTATTTCTTTTTTTGTAATTTTTTTCATATTATCCCTTCTGTTCGCTTGAGCTTGTCGCTTGAGCTTGTCGCTTGTTAGTTTTAAAATGGGGGCTTGTACAAATTTATTCTTAAAACCCCCACTTATCCGCACAAAATTAAACATCCTGTACAAATCCATTAAAATCTTTTTTTGCTTTACCTTTAGCAATTAAACCAACTACAACTTTTTTTGGGTCTAAGTGTCTAAGGTCATGTTTATCACCATTAATAACTTTACGTCCAAGCCATTTTTTAGGTAGTTTTTTTCTAAATACCGTTGCAATATTGTATTTTGTTTTTAATACTTGCTTAACGTCCTCTAGATTATTTTCCGCTTGTGAGTAAGTTAAGCTGTAATTTTTTGGTAGTTTTTGAAGTAGTCTATTTTTGATTTTTGTATAATCTATAAATTGTACTTGTGGGTTATTGTCCATGAGATTTAAGCCGTTATCTAGCTTGTACCTCTCAAATGGAAGATCACTTGTACCGTTTAATCTTACAGTATATTTCAATTTTTTTCTTTTTGCTCGTTCGCTTGAGAGTTTTATTTCTCGATCTAAATGTTTTAAAAATTTTTGTCTATCAGCTAGAAAATAATATTTCTTATTTAATCTTGATTTTTGAACGCTTGTCATTTGTCCACGTCCGCTTGTGTTTAAACACATTTTAACACAAATAGGGCTTGAATTAGGACATATATTAACACCACCTATATTTGACGGGGCAAGGTGTAAAATTTCGCTTAAATATTTATATTTACTTGATTTTGCCATTTTAAAGGTTGAGCTGCCTAATAATTTTTTTTGTTCTTTATATTTATATTTCATACTTTCTTTTTTGTTAGGGTCTTATTATGATCTAAAACTAATAAGACCCATTATTGCAAGGACAATAATTTTTATATATAGGGTATTGACTTTTATTTGTCAATAGGATAATCAAGGATATTAATAAATAAATATGAAAGCGAGGAAATATGAGTAAAACACAATACCCGACTAAGTATCAAATTACAAAGTTGGAACAACGGGTTGATGAAGAAATTGATCCAATTATAGCAATGGCTGAATTAGAGTTAAAATCGGTCTTAACTGAACAAACTGAAATTGCCATGTCTTATCTAGCAAAAAAAATAAAAGCTGATAAGGTTATTAATAACCTACAAAAAGCCGTTGAACAATTAGAGATTGCTCAGCGTCAAGCCGTGACATTTTTTGGCAAAATAAAAGACAATAATTTAAAACAAAAATTAAATTATAAGTTTAAAGACAAAAATGATCGAGACAATTATTACAGAAGTGATAATTATGGACGGGGCATAACACCTGAAGACTGTCGAGATCAGCTCAGAGAATTTGCTGAATTTATAGCTCAACAGAAGGTTGAGAATATGAAGGAAGGCAAAAAATTAAAAGAGCTTAAACTATACAAAAAAGCGTCTAAGCATAAAATCTGGGAGTGTGGCGTCCCTGAGCAATTACAATCTCAATTAGAGCAAATCTTATCTGGAATAAATATTATCTGGGATAAGTCAAAACAACTTAGACTAGAAAATAAAAGATATAATTAACACTTGACAATATACGGGATAATAACTTATTATCCCGTATATAAATTAATATAAAGGATAATATAAATTATGACAAATTTTAATGATATAGCGAGAACAATAGTAGATCAAAACAATAATTCAACATGGACGGGATCTATATATGCTCTTAAGGATCTATTAATGTTTGTAAATAATAATCAAGATATTGGAATTAAATCTAAGGTTATTATTAAAAGACATATTGAAGATGAAATTAAGCGTTATCAAGATTTAAAAAATAATACTGAGATTGGCAAAAAATTAAATGAAATTTCAAAACAAACGGGGTTTGATATTACATGACCGAATTAAAACAAGATCATTTTGAAGTAATAGACAGCAATAAGCATAAAGCATATGAAGAGCAAAAACAAATGCGAGATGAAATAAGTTTTTATGCTCTTAACTGTCCAAAATTTAAACTATTCAAACTATATGATGAATACAAGCGAATTAAAAAAGACAATACAGAATAAAAGACTTTTAACTAAAAAAGACTTTATTGAAAAAATAATAGAACCACATAATAAAAAAGATTTAAGCAAGATGAAAATATCAGAGTTAAGAGAATTATATAAAATGACACATATAATTGACGGCAATTTAAGGGATATGCGAGGTTATTGCTTTAGTTGTCTAACACCTTTAAAACCTGATTATACTAGATTTGAAAATTATTGTTTAGATTGTTAATAACCTTAAAAAATTTTATCATCATTTAATTAATAAGTATTGATTATTATATATTTTCTTAATATTTTTGTTATCTCACTTGCCGTTGCTTATGGGTTATTTACTTGCAAAAAGCCGTGAGCCGTGTTTCATGTAAAACTTTTTGTGATGCGCTTGTCCACTGTTCATGAACCATGATCGCTTGAGCGTTATTAAGTGAAAATTCTAGCTTGTGCCTTGAAAAATAAAATAAAAAATAAAAATTTTCTTAAATTATTAAAGGGTCAATTCAGTTGAGCGTACACTCGGACAGCATTCTGTCAAGAATTGACCCTCTAATAATGAGCCGTGTATCATGGTACACGGCTCAAGAAACTTTAAGCGCTTTTTCGCTCTTCTCTCTCATTAAGTATTTTACACGCCACGCCTTCAACGGCTATCCATGTCAAAACACATTTAAAATGTTTATCTGAACTAGGTTGAGTGTCTTCAGTAAAACCTAATTGAGTTAAACCGCCTAACTCTTCAATTTCGTCCCAGATTTCCTGATGATGTTTATCGTAAAATTTATTAATATCCCAATAGTATATTAATTCGGATATTACACCACCACTACAACCATGAGTTGAAATATCTTTTATTACGAAATTTTCTTCTTTTTCACCTCGCAATAAAAACTCTCTAATTGTCTCATTTTTCATATATATTATTATCCTTTATTTTTTATTATTATCCTTGAATTATTAAATTAATTAATTTATAAATCAACTATTATTTTTAAAAAAATAAAAATAATAGAAAGTGAGAATAAAAAACATGGACAATAAAAAAGAAAAAAACCCTGCTCATGATTGGAAGACCTATATTGAACAGGCTATTAAAACAGGTCTTGAAAGTCCAATACCATACAAAGTAATTCCATATAAAAATGGAATAGGTATTAAAAAAATAGAGTTTTTTAAACCAATTAAAAATGGGTCATTATAATGATTAAAACTCTTTTAATACTAGGTTTAATATCTGGTTTCGGCTTAATGTTTTTGGGCGTGATTGCTTTATTTAGTAATTATGCTGCAATGATTATGCCGTCTTATATTCCATTAATAATAATTGGATCTGGTGTATTGATATTTTTTAGAACCTTACACCATATTAATAACAATATATAAACTCTCAATTAGTTAGTTAACACGGCCCATGTTTCATGGGCCGTGTTTTTTTTTACGTGGGCCACGTTCCACGTGGCGTGGTTTATTTTATTTTTATAATGGATCCTAAACCACGCCAAAAATTAGAGCCTTTAGACCACCCCACCCCCCTGTTACGTGGATAGGGATCCTAATGTATGTATATATATGCTTGATTTATACAGCCATACCCTGTAAAAAACGTTTTAGGTACCATGGACTTGAATCAGGTAGATATAGAAAAATTACCTGCAGATGTGCGAAA